GAGCCATAGCCGCCGGCGCCGATCAGACTGCCATCCGGGTTCTGGCCACTTCGATTCATGCCGTTGAGCACATCGCCCTGCTGCACGAAGTTGCCCGCATCCTGGCTCGTGGCTGCCGCCGGCGCGGCCGCTGGCTTCGCGCCCAGCACCGAGCGCTGCCCGAGATCCGGGGCATTGTCCGAGAGCAGGCCCGCCCAGTTCCAAGCCTGCGGCCGTGCGCTCGGGTTCTTGGGGTCGAAGCCAACCTGCTGGCCGCCGATCTGGCCCAGCAGACTGGGCACCAGGTCGCGCATGTAGTCGTTCAGCGCATAGCTGTTGTCGTAGGCGGCCTGCTGCTGCGGGCTGAAGGGGTTCGCCGTCAGCCCGTTCTGGATGTTCATGCCGCTCACGATGTTGGACAACATCCACGGCTGCGCCATCGCCCACGGCTCACTCGACGACTGCTGGCTGCTGCCACCCCCGCCCTTGCCGTCCGCCATCACGTTGTTGACCACGGCGCCACCGATGGCCCCGACGACGCCCCAGGGCATGCACAGCGTCGCGCGCTGGTGTTTGAAGAAAAGGGGCATGTCAGATCCTTTCCGTCTTGATGCAGACGATCATGGTGATGCGGTCCACCGGGCTGTCGTTCGTCACCCAGTGCGTGTATGCGTTGTCGAACCAGTAGATGTCGCCAGGCACCGTCACGAGCTTTTCGCCCTCGAAGTGAAACGCCTGCTCGGGCGCCGCGGCGATCTGTACGGCGAACTTCTGGTAATAGCGGGCGTGCCAGCCCGGGTCTGTGTGCGGCTTGCAGATCTGGCCTGGCCGAATGCGCGTGATGAGCACGCCGCCCAGTCGCTCGCCCCTAACGCCCGCCATCAGCGGGAACACGATGTCGCGCACCGGCAGCACGTCGGCTGGCGGATACCAGATCGAGTCGTGAGAGCCGTCCGGCTGCATCGTCTGCGGGTCGGCGAAGCGAGCCCAGATGTCGGAGAGGCCGTGGTGCGGCGAGTCCTCGGGCGCCGTGCGCGCTGTCTGCTGGTCCCACAGCTCGGGATGCGCATCAAGCGCGGCACGCATCGGCGCGACATTGAGGCCACGCCATAGCAGCTTGATGTGGCTCATCGGGCGAGCCCCTGCGCGATGGCCTGCATCTCTCCATGGTCGCTGCCCGGCGCGATCAGCACCTCGTCCACCTGCGCGGCATCGGTGCAGTCGGTTGCGTGGATGCAGTACCAGACCACATCCGTGAGCGCGCGGATCCCGTGGTGCTTGCCGGCCTCGATGGTGATGCAGGCAGGACCGGCCAGCACTGAACGCACGCCGTCTACCTGCACCTCGACTGTGCCGCAGGCGAGGATCGACAGGTGCGCGTGCTCGTGCTTGTGCTGCACCAGCACATGGCCTGCTTTGACGTGCGTTTCCTTCGCGTACACGCCGCCGCCGAAGTGGTGGGCGATGTCGAGATCAACCATAGGACACGTCCGGCGAATTGCCGTTCTGCTGGAAGGTGTTGCCGTAGCCGTTGTTCTGGGCGTTCTGGTTGATGCTCTGATAGGTGTTACCGCCACCGTTCCACCACTTGCCGAAGGCATTGCCCAACTGTGCGCCGCCTAGCGCAGATGTGATCGGGCTGGTGCCGCCGCCATTGGTGCCGGTCGCGCTGGAGGTCTGGCCGCCGCGGCCCATGGCTCCAGCCAGGTTCGAGAATTGCGTGAGGTAGTTCAGCGGCGTGTTCTGATAGTTGGTGCTGTTCGTGATGTCCTGCGAATTGAGGCCGCCGAGCATGCCGAGCAGCCCGAGCCCCGTCTGCAGGTTCTGCTGGTTCTGACCGTAGGCATCGTTGTAGAGAGAGCGGTCGAACTGGTTCTGCCATTGCTGGTTGTTCGTGTCGAACTGCTTCTGCCATTGATACATGCCCTGCTGTTGGCTGTAGTCGTTGAAGCGCAGCTTTGAAGCCAGATCGCCGAGGTTGGTCTGCAACTGGCCCTGCGCCGCCAAGTTGGCCGCGTCGATGCCCGAATTGCCGAAGCTCCCAGAGCGCACCATGGCGGCATTGAAGGCCGGCTGCATGGTCCGGTTGAAGTTATTCACCATGTCCCGCGAGGACAGGTCGATGATGGACTGCAGATTCGGGTTGTCTGCGCCCAAGAACGGGTTACCACCCATCCCGAGATTGGAGGTGTCAATTGCCATGGTCAGGCTCCTTGAAGATTCGGAAGAATCAGCGGCGGCAGCATCGCGATGAGCTCGTCCGGCGTGGGTTCGGGGATCTGGCCTGCCAAGAACTGGGCCAGCACGTCGTAGCACTTAGCGTTGACTGCATCCATCCAAGTTGCGTAAGCGAGGCCCTCGTCGTGGAACGGGCCGGGATAGCCGGCACGCAGCGCGGCGGTGTGGATGCTGTCGTAGCGCCGGGTGCCGGCTGCTTTGTTGAGATGTGCGATCACCACAACATGCAGCGCATCGATGCGCTCCTGCAGTGGCTCGCCGGGTGGGATCGGTTCGTCCATCGCATGCCTCTCACATCGGGATGGCGGCACCGAAACCGGAGCCAGCCAGGAAAGACCCCGTCCCTGAGTTCACCCAACCCAGCGCCACCAGCGTGTGGTAGCCCTCCGCCGCCACGGGCACCGGATGGGTCATGGTGAAGCTGGAGTAGCCGTTGTTGACGTAGGCCTGCCCGTAGGCGGTGGGCGTCGCCGCGGTCGTCGTGCTGTCGATACCGAGCGCTACGAAGTTCACGGCAGCCGCGGTGTTGTTCTGCATGCCGCCGGCGATGCTCCCGCTGATGGCCGTGTTGCCCCACGAGAGGAATTCGACTTGGCCCAGAAACTGCGGCGTCGTCAGGTTGGTCGTGAGCGTGCTGCCCAGCGTGGTGCTGAGTTGCTGCAGCCGAGGGTTGAACCAGTTCAGCAGGAAACGCTGGGTCTGCGAGTTCACCCAGGCGGCCGCGACGTTCGTTCTGGCCTTTCCCACCAGCGTGCGCGTGGCGTCTGTTGACTTCACCCGCAGGCCATAGTTCGCATCGAGCACATGGCCAGCCGTATCGCGCTCCAGCACGATTGCCGTGCCGTTCCACGAGGTATAGAGGTTGTAGGCCGTCAAGGCTGCAGCACCTGCGGCCGACAGACTCACACCGGCTGCCGGAATCTTCCGCATCACCCCGTTGATGCAGATCAGATTGCCGTCTCGCGGCAGCAGCACGATGCTGCCGCCCGACAAGGTGAGTTCGCACTGCCCAAGACTCGCAATCCCTAGGTTTGTCCGTGCCCCCAATACCGTGTTGGCGCCGGTGCCGCCGTTCACGATCTTCAGTACGTCGCTCACGAAGGCGTCAGACAGCGCATTCGCCGCCTGCGCGACCTTTCGCGCCCACTCCACCTCCGATGCGGAAGCTCCCTGTAGGCGTGGCTCGGCGTCCAGCTTCTTCATCGCTCGCCTACAGGAATGGCCTTCACATCGAAGGCTGTTGCCTGGACATCGCCTGTCATGTCCACGCGCACGCGGTGAAATCGGGCCGACTGCCGCAAGTCGAACTTGCCGTCGAGAATCCCGCTGCTGGAGCCTTGAACCAAGTCGTCGCCCTCGTTCATCTTGATGAAGCCGGTAGCCAAGGCGGTGGCCGGCGACTTCGAGAACCGCGTGCGAAACCGATCGATCATCGTCACCGCGTCGTCATCGCCGAGGTCGCCGGTGGTGAAACTCGAAGAGGTGGAGATTCCGTTGAGCGATACCAGCTGGTTGCTGCTGTTGAAGTAGGCCGGCAACTGACCACCGCCCACCCAGAATTGCGAGTTCACGGGCACGTTCGGGAGCGTGTCGATGGTTGGGGCGATGGCATCCAACCCGTCGATGGTCACGCCCGGGGCGATGTAGTTCAGCGATGCCTGCGCCACCTGATCAGCGACGCCCCAGCGCTGACGCTTGACGTGATAGACGAGCGTGCGATCCAGGACGCCAATGGAAGTCTTCGACGCGAAGTTGATGCGCACCAGGCCGTTCTGCTTGTCATAGGTGCATCGCGTCATGAACCGGTAGACGGGGTTCGAGTTGTCGATGAACCACTTCCGCACCACCCCCTCGGCGATGGATGCCGGCCGCGTGCCGTCGAAGAGCCAGAAGTCGCCCTCGCTGGCGAAGAAATGAGCCCCGCCGATGTCGCACACGGCGTCCTGGCCCACCGCGCCAGCGTCAGCGCCGGTGATGAGGGTCCATTGCCACTGCGCATCCCCACCCACGAACGAGCCCAGGAAGACGCCTCGGGCCTTGTAGGCAATCACGTAGTCGCCCAATGGCAGCGCGGCCTGAATCGGCCCTTCGACAGCCACTAATCGGCCAGTGGTAGGGCCACCCTGCGCCGGCGTCCAGTTCGTCTGGTCGTTCTGCGCACAGTTCCACCAGCGGTCAGGCGAAACGCCGAATGTCGCGTCGTTCGTGTTGAAGGCGAGAACAAAGTTGTTGGAAGCGCTGACAACGATCTTTGCCTTCGGTGCGGTTGGCACGTCGGAGAACGCAGCGGCCGTGGACTGCTGCATCGGGTCCACAAGGTTGGATGCGATGGTGGTATCGCCGAACTGGCAGAAGCTCCAGCGGGATTCGGTCGATCCGGTGTAGCTGCCGGCCTTACTA